GTGCAGTTGGTGGCAATGCCAGCGCCCGCCGCGGCAACATCAACCAGAACCTGATCGCCGCGATCCATTGCTAGAGGGTGAACAAATTCGTGATCGTAGTCGGTATTGACGAAATGACGCCAAATGATCGTCGTGCCGGACTTGATTGTGAGAAGAAAGAACGCTGCCTCGTCGGCAGCCGCCGTTATATGGGTGAGCATATGCCGCTCGCCGGCCACGGCCGCCTTCGTAATGGTGTCGGCGGTGTTGTCGGCAGACGTGCCTTCCACCGTCCAGTCAGCGGGCCGCATTCTATCAACGCTCATTTGTTTTCTCCTGTATAGCCGCGCCGTAGATCGGCCTCGGTCAATTCCATATGGTGCCCGGCAATAAGCAGGCGACACCGTTCAAGGCTCGGTTTCTTTTCCGTCGGCCAGAATTTCAGCTTGTCCACAAACATGAACACCCGGCCCGAATACGAACCATTCACGGCAACCGTGACACACCAGTCCTGTACGGCACGTCTGGCTTTCGCGGCGGCCTGCTTGATCATCAGATCGTCCAGGCGCCGCTCCATATGCGCCATTTGGCTTTTCGTAGGCTTGCCAACAACCGTACAAGCCGCTTCCCGATCTTGCTCGCGAAGCAGTTCCGTCATCAGTTCGCACGTCTCGATTGTCGAAACTTCGATAGGGGACAGCAAGCCAGCAACAACCAGCAGAACCTTCATTTCATATCCTCACCACTCGGGGCGGCCGGCGCCGGGCTGGGAGGACACCAACGGCGGCCATGCCGCCCCTATGGCGCCAAGCCTGGCAGGGGATAACCACCAGACGGGCACCTGTTATTTCGAAGTAAATTCCTGCGCAATTATCCGGAGTACAAATGGGTGCCCCGGATAGGCGCTGTAAGCCGCCGCCTCGGCCTGTTTCATGCCTTTTTCATCGACCCCCGACCTCACAGCCGCATAGATCAGGTGAAACCGCTGACGCTTGTCGTAGGGCCACCTGTGAACGGCGATCTGGGTGTAATGGTGCGACAGAATTGGGTTCGTGGCGTATTGCGACAACCCGTGCGAAAACGCCATTTGCCCCCATACAGCCAACCCCATGCCGTACAGCAGGCCCGCTGCGACAGGAAGAACCAACCACCTAAGCATGTTTCTTTACCAAGGCGCCCAGCGCCACGACACCTATCAATGCCGTGGCCGGCAGTTGAAACGGCGCATCCACAAGAGCGCATGCGAAGATTCCGGAAATGGCATACCAGGCCCACGCCGGACCTTTCCTGAGCGCATAAATCAAGACCGCCAGCCATGCGATGCCGATAACGCCAAATTCAGCAGCTACCTGCAGGAAGTCGCCGTGTGCGGACCCGGGGCCGTAAACATGCTGCCCGTAGAGAACAACCGTCTGCGCGCTTGGCGCAAACCACAAAAAGTCGGTTTCGTATCCGCCCATACCCCTACCAAGCAACGGCGAGTCCATGAACATGGCAACAGCCGCCCGCCACATATCAACCCGATAGCCCAGCCCGTCTGTATCGCGGGACAGCATGACGGCCGCAACCACCATGAAGCCAACGATCAAAACCGCCAGCGCCGCGGCCTTGCGCTTTGTCCACGGCGTGGAAAGAAACCAGTACGCCATCCAACCAGCAACAGCCGCCAATTCCAGCCGCGAACCGTTCTCGCTCAACAGATAAATAAAGCTCACCGCCACCGCCGCCCAGGCAAACCCGCCCAGAAACGCCGCCAAGGGAAGTGCCGCGATGACAAACAAAGTCGTAAAATTCTCGTTGCCGAACCCCCCCTGATAAACCGGGTGGAAATGCGAACTGAGTATGACGGCACACAGACCAACTGTTGCCGCGATCAGGAAGGGCGTAAAATTATCGACCCGCCTGGCGGCCACAAAAACCAAGGACAGCGCCGCGAGATGCAGAACGCCCGGCATGACGCCCCAGGGATCAGTCGTCCAGAAAGCCGACAAGGCCGCCCAGACGGGGATGCTTACCGCAACAGCGTCAACAATATCCAGACGGCGGACATTCACCGCCAGCAATGCCGTCAAGCCAACAGCAAACCACTTGACCGCCGACCCATCGGGAAAATACGGCCAGTAGAAGGCGAAGGCGGCCAGGGGAAGGACGAACCACCCCCAGGCCGTCAACGCATCCGTTAGCTGTTGGTATCGACAACGACGGTGCAATTGGCTGCCGATGTGCCGGTGGAACTTCCGTCCGTCCCGACTTCGATGACCGCGCCGGCACTAACCGACTGCGTTAGCGCCGTCACTTCGTGCTGCACGCCCAGACCGCTGCCGCCCACCACAAACGTCAATTGTGCGAGGGGAGCCCCCGAAGTGGCGCCGGCCGCGTTTTCGATCGCCAGCGTAACCACGGCAGGAGACCCGGTAATGGCGGCCGTCTGAGTGCAATAGATCGCCGTCAGAACACCACCCGTAATAACAAACGACGTCTCGGAAGACGCTGTACTCAGATCGGTGATGCGAATAGGAACAAACCGTCGGGCAACATTGTACGAGTTGCCAGTCGGAGTATGCAGCCATGATGCACCGCTGTCAGCGCCCTGGCGAAGGTTCATCGCGGCATAAGCAATGCCGGGAAAAACCACGGCCAAAAGCAAGCCAATGAGGAATTTTCTCATTGTTTTTCTCCTTAAAAAAGGGAAGAGCGGCCCCGCCTTGCAAAGCTAGGCAGGACCGCCCCAGACCCTACGACGTGGTGACATCCAGAACGATCCCGGACGACGCCTCGTTCCGAGCTTCCAGCGTGTACTCGCAGATCAACTGCTTGCGCTCGCTGTCGCCGGTCTTGGCCAGATCCGTCAACTGGAACTGCCGAAGGTAGGCAACGGCCCACATATCCTTCTGCAGAATGAAGACGTTTCGGCCGAGGCCGGACGTGCCCAGGAAGCGGTTGGGGATGACTTCCAACATGCCCCAGTCGCTCTCATAGTACGAGATCGCACCATGCAAACGGCCGTGTTCGGCCGACACTTCCCTTGTCGCGTTGCCCGTGAACGTGCTCATCTGGCGCTTGTTGAACCCGTCGAGCATAACGCAATCGGGGTCACCGCCGGCATTCCACGTGGACTGCAAGACAGTCAACAACAGAGTTTCCGTGAAGGCGCGCTGGGTTCCATTAACGGCCGCCGTGCTGCCATCACCGGTTCCGGCAGTGCCGGTGGTGGACGTGTTGGTGTTGATCCAAGCGGGCACGCCGCCCAAAGCGCGGGCAGTGGACGCGTCGCCAACCGCACTGGCTGTGTTGGCGGTAACAATGAACTCCATGTCGCGCATCAGCTCCAAAGAGCGTTTTGCGACCTGGTAGTCCATTTCCGAAACACGACCGGCGGAAACGATATTCTCCTGCGTACCGGAAACGCGCGGCACCTTGTCGGAGATCTGCGTGTAGTTGAATCGCCGGGTGGTGGCGACCGCAGCATCCGTGGTGGCGTCGGCGCCTTCCTTCACCGCGTTCGCAGCGGCGGCGGCAAGGGAGTCTAGTTGCCATTCCAATTTGTTACTACTTCCAACACGGAAGCGGGCCAGACGTCACCGCCTTAGCCTCTTACGGTCTCCCGCAAGATCGGACTCTATCTTTACCCTGTTGCCAGGGCGTTCGGCATATTAGCCTCTGAGGATAGCCTACGCGGACGCCAGGACCGATTTTCATACGGCCCAGCAGAAGCCCATTCATCAACCCGGTCTTGCTTTCGAGCGATATTGAAACGAGCGCCGCTGTCAACCCACGACTGCATTTTCACAGTAAACCGAGTGGGCGCCTTATAGCCCTCTTTTAACGGTTTTTCTGTCGATACCTTGCCTATTCTAATGCCGGTTATCTCTAGCAGTCGAACAAAATCAGGCACCCATGGATCACAAGACTTGTATCCCATGTAATACCGTCGATTTGTCGGGTTTTCTTTATGAGCACCAACAAACCCCTCGCTGTCCATCAGGCCGACGATAAATGCCAGCCTGTTTTCTTTCGACCACCCTGCAACATAAGATGGGATGATTTGCTTTTTCTCGGTATCTTCCACCAAGATCCAACAAAGGTCATCACACCTAGAAACAAGCGAATGGTTGGGTTTGCTGCTTTTTTTGACAGCGTAAGTGTTGATGTACGCCGTTTGATCGGTCAGACCGTCAAGCGCACTCTTCACTGTTTCTGCGAAGTCCCTGTCAATGGTGTTTAAGCGGAAACACCGCCTATCAGACGGATATCCACCGGGGACAGTAACACAACCGTCTCCCAAATAAACACCTAACAGATATGCGTAACTCTTTCCTGCTGATTGTCTAATTTCCACAACTTTTCCTCTGCGGGGTGTGAAATTCTAAAGAGGTCCCAGCATATAGCCGAATTTTACAAGCACCAATGGTTTAATGCTTGGTTGAAGTTGCCCTTTCAACGGCAATGCCGGTGATGAAGGGTGTTGCCAATTTTGTTCTTTACGCCGGCTCTTTATCCGACGCTTCTACACATTACTGTGTAGCTCAGACTATCTCATCCGTTTCCGGCGAGGCGCTCGTGGGGGAAGTTACTGCCGTGGGAGGCTGATCTGGGTTTATCCAAGGGCGGTATGTTCTGTTTGCCGCCTTAAATTTGCCCGCACAACGTTTTGAACAAAAAACATGCTTATTGTTCTTAACATCACTCCAGCGTTTCGAAAGAAAAGTACCGCACCATTCGCAATGGCCGCACCATCTCCTGTAGGCTTGTCCCCTAGTCGTTACACCTTCAATGGGCTTTCGCCCAAAGCTTGGCTCGGGATTGCCCCCGGCATTATCCGGTAGGGTGTTCCCCGAATTCACCTCGTTTGCTGCTAATGCAGTATGCACTGCCCAATGACACTGGAAGCAAAACGTTATGCCATTTTCCAGATCAGCCCGAAGCTCCGGGTTCGTCTCAAATGGCTTTATATGGTGCGCATGCAACTCAACATCTGTTGCGCCGCAATGCTGGCAAGTTGCGCCATCTCTACTGATAACGTTTCTTGCCCACGCACCTTGCTTGCCCCTACGATTATGCCGACGGCCGCTGGGTTTATAATTCGGGTGATCTTTACCCGAACGCCTAAACCCGCCCTTATCGGCACATGGTTTGGAGCAAAACTTTTGCTTTCGGAATGTTGCGACGGTTCCTTTCGGGTCATACCGAAAAACATCACCGCAATATTCACAAGTCTTTTCACGCTCGCCGCCTGACCAGGATGGGTGGTTTTCGCCGGTCCAATTTTCAGACCGCCACTTTCCACGACAGGCATATGAGCAAAACTTGTACGTCTTAGCCCTGTACGGAGTGACTTCCTTGGCGTCACCACATTGCAGGCATTGAACAGTCACTTTCATTCGACATCTCCTTCAAAGATGCCGAATTATACTACATCAGAGGACCGCAAGTCCAGTCGGAGCAACGTTGTATATAGTGTCCGTCAAATCTTCACGATTGCCGGTCACGGCGTATGACACGTATGTGTCAGCAGGTTCGACAGCCATTTGGCTTTACTCCTGTGGCTGGCGCATCGCCGAGAAGACGGCCGCCAAGGAACCAATTTCCTTGTGGGTGCCTTGCGCGTCGCGCGCCTGTTTCATGGCAGTTCGAACGCTCTCAACCTTGGATGCCGCTTTCTGTTTTGCTGCACCTGGTTTGGTGGTTTTACGGGCTTGCCTGACCTTGGTGGTAATTTGCGGCTTCGCTCTTTGAAGCGCGTCATACGCCATGGCCTTGCGGCTGATACGAATGAAATTCGCGTCAACCATTTGAGCCGTCTGCTCAGGCGTTACGCCTTCGCTGTGCAGGTAGCCAAACAGCCTATCCACCGCCGGTTGACGGGTAGTCGGGTTGGCAAATTCGGGCCATTCCGCTTCCGTCTTAGCGACTTCGCGCTGTATGTGTGCCTGCTGTTTCTGCTGGAGTTCCTGTTGCTCGCCGGCGGCAAGTTCCTGCCGCTTGGTTTCGAACTCTTTCAGCGCGCGCTGCTGATCTTCCCAGCGGTCACGCACATCGCGGTAGTCGTCGCGATCGAGATCGACGCGCAACTGGTTCCAGTCCGGCTCTTTCCCGTAGCCGAGCATTTCCATGGCTTGTGTATGGAGTGCATCGGCGCCAGTGAGACGTTCGACCAGTTGATCCTGAGCCATCTTCACAGCCTCGTCGAATTGACGGCGCTGCTCGCCTAGCTCAGTGGTCTTGCTGTGGAAGTCCGTTTCACGCTGGCTCTCCCGGCGCGCAATAGCACGTTGCATGTCAGGTGGGAGTTCAGCGAATTCGGCCTTCTCTTCTGCCGTCCAGGAGATGGGCGCTTGGCTGGGAGCAATGTCTTCAAGGACATGCTCGTCCTCTGCGCTTTCCTCTTCGTCAGGTACTTCTTCGGTTTCAGAAACCTCGGCCTCGGCCGCCGCTTCCTCTTCTGCAACCTCGGCTTTGGCTTCCGCCTCCACTTCGGCTTCTTCTGTTTGCAGCTGTTCCGTTGGAGTGTCTTCGACTGGCTCCTGGGCTGCGAATGCAGCGGCTACATCGGCAATACTAGCTTCCCCTTGGGGATGGGCCATTATTTTCTCTTACGTTGGCACGCCACATTCTGGTGCCAGCCCGGAACATTGGTTTTGATCGCGCTCTTGCCTGTCCCGTCACAACGGGCGCAGCATGGGAGCCGCTTTCGTTCCTAGCCATTGCGGGCTTCTCGAATGCTTCTGATCTCGTCCAGCCGGGCATTCGCCAGTTTGCCGGTATCGACAACTTCGCGAATGTGATCCTCGACCTCGGAAACCATGCGAAGCATGATCAACAAGCCCTGCAGTCCTTCAAGGTCACCAATTGGCGCTGTTTCCAGTGCCTCACGGTATTTGTTCCGTAGCGTCTCGAAGGTTTCGACAAGCAGCGGGTTTTCAAGCAGCGATCGGGCCGTGTGCCCTTCGCCGCTTTCAACGCGTAGCTTGCCTTCTTCCGACGAAAATTCGTCGTCGGCCATTAATGCTTCTGGCCAGCATGGTAATTACCAACGTCACGGCCGCGGTTGACGTTTGCGCCGGCCTTGGTGAAGTCAGCCGTCGGGCAGCCGCGAGCATCACGCCCAACACCGCGCGAAGTCGTCGCGCCATCCACAGCACGCTTCTTGTTGCCGCTTTTAGATACGGTGCCCATCTGGGCCCCCTTAGTTTTTCCATACGCCACGGTGCTTACTCCTTATGTTGTGGCTGAAGGGACAAGCGCCCTTCTTCGCTATCCCCGCGAGGGGATTTCTGTCGCAGCCTCGGCTACAAATCGTTTTCGGGCGCGTCGTTCGCGCGTAGCATCGCGCTTACACATTCGGCAGTGCCTGTCCCCATTGGCGGGGACCACATAAAGATTTTCGCCCGAATACGGGTGGCCTTTGGGGCAGCACGTTTTGGCAAGCTAGCACTTCCCCGAGTCCCCGCGCCGAACATTCTCCGCATGAGTTACCGGCTCCAGATGATCTGGATTTACACAGCCCGGAACTCGACACAGATGGTCAAGGCTAAGTCCGTCAGGAATGGGGCCTACTAACTTTTCGTAAGCGAGCCGGTGTGCGTAAACCATTCGCCCACTAACCTTAAAATGCCCATACCCGCCTCTAGTCGTATTCGCATCCCACAGCCAACATCCAGTATTCGGTTCCGCCTGAACCTTGTCCCAAAAGCGATCAGGTAATTCATCTAGGTAAGCCGATAACATATTCATTTCGTCCTCTATTTTAGAGTCAGCAGAATGGCTATAACAACAGCCTCTTCTTCGCTTTGCGCCGCCTGGCGCAGAATTCGTGTCAGGCGTTCCAATTGGGGCCTGTTATCCGCAATGCGCCGTTTCGCGCTTTGCGTGAATTTTGGTGTTCCCATGGACATTCGCGGTTTGCGCGGGTGCGCCAGCAACCAGAAGTCCATTTCCTGGGCCGGCGTCAACTCAAGCCGCTCGATATGTTCAACGATCAACTCAACTGCGTCTTCGTCGCCCTCCGCGATATCAACGATATCGCCAACAGGCTTGTCCGCGACTTTCCATGGCTTCAGCGCCTTCGCCCGTCCCGGCGATAGGTTCAGCAATATCCCCGCGAGCACTAGCGGAAGGCGTCCCATTCCACGAAAGGCAGACCGGCGTCAACCTTGAGGTATCCCAGGGTTACCGTGCAGTCCGTATCCGATGTTACAACCAGATCAAGTCTGGCGTCTCGCCAGCCATGAAACCGGCCGGCAAACGGTATGGCAATATTTGCCGGGCCGTCGGTTACAAACACATTGAAGACCGGCACCGTGTTGCTGTCGTCCGTAAACTGAACCAACACCTCTCCCGTGTTCTGTTTTTCCGCGTTCAGGATCAGATCCGTTAAAACCAGCGCCCCGTTGCTGGGCGGCGCAGTGATATTGGTTGTCCCCGCTGTAGACCTTGAAACGCTGGCGAATGTGCCGTGAACCCTGTAGGGATCGACAACAACCAGCATTTTCTCGGAACCGACAGTTCCCTTAAACTCTCCATAGGGCGTTTCTATATGGAGTGACTTGCCGTTTGCCTCGACAAGCTTGACCTCAAGCACTAGTCGCGTCCCTTATCCATCATCATAAATGTGACGCGGCCCTTCGCCTCTCCCGTACCGGCCGCAACCAGCCGAATTTCAAATGTGTCGTTGAGACCAAGAATAATTGACCCCTGCTTATTATAAACAAACTCGCCATTGCCTTCGTTGTACCACCGATCAATGGCCGTGAACGTTCCTGCCATGGTGGGATCGATGCCCGTGGCGGTGACCTCGGCCGCCTTTCCGCTAAATCTCGCCATATTAACCGGCGTCGTTTCTGTCCCCCCACTTGACACCGTGCGACCAAACCCGATCTCAAAATACTCGCCAACGACCGGCTTGCTCGCTGTGTTCGTTATCGCCTGCATTCGTATGAAGGAGATGACGAGATACTTTGTCGGGCTGGTGTTTTTTAGATGCATTACGGTTTGCGTTTTGGCCGTGATGCCCGTGTCCACCGATAACGCCTGATAGGTGTCCTGCGACACCCAGGAAATGTGGTGGTTCAACTCATGGCTTTCCGCGCGAACAAGCGCCTGATGTTCGGACGTGATGCCAAGAAGATCGCCCGTCGAATGGTTTTTGAGAGAAATTTCAGGCATAGCTAATCAGCCACCTTGTAATGGAAAGACACTGTTAACTCGACCGGGATAGCCCCGTTCAATACCTGGAACGTTAGCACGCCGCCCTGTGGAATAATGATCTTGCCTGGAAAGTTCTCCACAACGTCCTTGCCGTCGCCACTGATCCTCAACCTGTCCAGAATAACGCCGTTCGAAAGGCCGGTGATATCCGCGCCTTCGTAAAACTCTCCCGTCGCCGTGGCATTGCTTGTGATATTGGTATTTCGCGGCGTCATAGTCGTCGTTCCAGCCGGCGTGCCGGATTGGCCGATATAAACGTCTATGGCCTCCGCGGCCGCTTCCGTCCAAACGCGATACCAATTCACTTCCATGTCGTGAGTGGCGTGCGTGTTCTTGATATAACAGAAAACGTCGTTCGCCGCCGTTGGCGTGATGTCGATGTAGAGTAGAAATGACAACTGATCGTGCGAATTGATAAATTCGCCTTCGGTTTCCGTTACCGCGTGAGTAACAAGCTGGTTCTTTCTATTAACGCCAGCAATACGCCCGGTGCCGGTGCCGTCTTTTATTTTACTCTCGGTCATGTCTCAAACCCTGTTATCAAATTCAAATGAAACCGAACCATGCGCGTTTCCTCGATCAGCGCGTGAAGGGCATCCAAAATATCTTCGTTCGTCGGATCGCCGACCGGAAGCTTATGATCGCTTCCAAGCGGTGTTTTCTTTATATCCAGCCGCGCTTCATTGTCTTCGGGGTCTCCAATAACGACGACTTCGCGATGTGTTTCGGTGCCGTCATCCTGCTCGACCTTCGTGGTATCGAGAAGATCGACCGTTCCGCCGACCTTCAAGAACGATTCATCGACTGCCATCAATCAGCGCCGTTGGTCGTGACCGTGCCGCTCAACTCCCCGGTCTCTTCGTTGCGGGTAATGCTGATCTGCTTGTCCGCCCTGGCCTCTTCCCTGGCCTGGCGCTGTTCTTCGCGGTCCAACTCCTTGTTGAACACGTCCGCATCAGCCTTCAGGCGGGCTGTTTCAGCGTCCGCGCGAAGCTTCTCTGCGGCCTTGGCGTCGTCGGCCTGTATTTTAGCGGCCGTCTCAGCCATCGACGCGGCCATTTTCTCCCGCTCGAGCACCGAATTAGCCTGTATCTCAATGGCCTGGCTGGTAGTTTCAGCAGACATTTTCGCGGACATTTCGGACTGCTTGGCTTGGATCTTTGCCACTTCGATATTCTCGCGGCTTTGAATTTCCGCCAGTTTCAGCCGCTCTTCCGTTGCCAGTTTGGCGTCAAATTGCTCGTTATCAGCCTGCAGCTTATCCATATCCAACTTATGTTGATCCGCCTTGACCTGGCCGTCCTGGTCCATCTTGGCCTTTTCATTCGCCAACTGTCCCTGGGCCAATGCCATGCCGGCGTCCTGCTGCGGCGCCTCCGCCTTCTTTTGCTCCATTATCTGCTGCATTGCGGGGCTGGACGGGTCTTCAAAATACATCTCAACATGGCGCTTGCCGGATGCCTTAACCTGGCTTTCCAGAGCATTGTAGATCTTCGGCGCGGTGACAAACGGGCCCTCAACGCCGCCCTGCATTTCAACGGCCGTTTTCTGCAGATCAAGGATCAACTGGCTGGAAAGCATGTCCTGCTCGCGGGTATCGAAGCCCAGCCCGACTTCCGCCGTCATGTTGTCCGTCACCACCCAGGACCGTGGGTCCATTTCCACCCACCGGCCCTTGACCTTGATTTGCCGGGCCCGATCCTGATGTTCTACGGATAGCTCAAGGATTTTCCTGAACACGTCCTTGACGCCGGTTTCGGCAAATACCCGCGCGATCAATTCCACCCGCTGATCGGCGGCATTCATCAGTCGGGTAATGCCTGTCGCCGTGTGGTTTGTCAGCGTGTCGGGATCGAGTCCCTGCTGGTTTCGGATAACGCCGGTACGCTGCTCCTTCATCTGTTCCAGCTGTTCCATCAGCGGCAGGGCGTGCTGCACGATGGGCTGGACGGGCAATGGCATCAGGGCCTGGGAGACAGATTCCACACCCTTCACCCTGACAACGCCGCCGACACGGTTTGTCAGGTAGTCGTCAAGGTTGACCTTGCCTTCAAGAATACCGGTACGGTTATTGTTCATACTGTACTGATTATCAAGAATCTGCCGCAGCACCGTCGAACGGATCAATTGCAGATCAGCAACAATGTCGTACATCGACATGCCGAAAAATACGTGCGGCATGATGATCGGCGTCACGTCCGAGAACGGTGAGATTTCATCCCACTTCTCCACTGCCGGCGTCCCGTCCGCCCACTTCATCAATTCGTGGGTGGTGCCGCCGACAAATACCCTGACCAGTTCCGCATAGCCGTCGCCGTCGATGTCCATTTTCATGAAGGCTTCGACAATGATCACGTCGCGAGTGGCGTTGTCGAAAGCAGATCCCGTCCTGGGATATTCGTACTCCTGGTGCCGGCGTTCCACGTATTCCGTATTGGCCAGGCCGAAGTTGGCGCCGTTTTCCGACAGGCTGATGAGCTGTTCTTCGTCAAAGCCCATTTCCAGATATTCGGTGACGGTTTTTTTCGACCGGTGCCCCACCATGCGGGCGTCGGACATGGACCGGGCTTCCCGGCTGATTATGAATTCTTCCGGCGGGATCGGCTCGACGATGATCTTCTTGATTTCATGCGTGCGCTCGATCGTCACGTCATACAATGTAATGGGCGGCACTTCGATCTGTTCGCCGCCAGGCCCGATCATTGGTGGCAACTGTTCCAGATATTCGTCCTGTTCAGTGACTTCCGCGCTTTCGTCATCGGCAAGAATGAGCGCAAGCTGGTCTTCCGTCAGCCCGGTATGCCGTGTCCGGCGGGTTTCGGACGTTTCATCCCAAAAGGTTTTGACGATGCCGTTTTTCTGTAGCAGCGCGTCCTTGAACCAGGTATAGAAAATTGCGAAGGCGTTGTTGTCCTTGAAGAGCACATGGTTGACATAATCCGTCTTCTGCTCGGCAACGTCTTCGTCTTCCGGGCCGTCGGGCTGAAACCGGACGATCGTGTCGCCGCTGACGAAAACCCGCATCAAGGACGGCATGATCCATTCCACGGTTTCCATCAGATCGCGCGAAACAACCTTGGACCGGCCGTCAACCTCATTGCCGAATTTGTCGCCACGATAATACTTGAGCGCCTGTGCCCGCTCGCGCGCAATGGTGCCGTCGAGATAGCCGACAGCAGACACGATCTCCTGCCCAGCAAGGGCAGCGATCTCGCTTTCTGTCATGGGCGTATGATCAGGCTTAGCCATTCACGGCCTCTTCCTCGCACTGAGCTACATAGCGACGGGCACGCTGCATATACTCTGGATGATATTTACCAAAGCAGGCGTGCTGGAATTCCATGTACGCCAACGCAGCTGCCCTGTTTTCCGCCACCAGAAGCTGAACAGGCACGTCAGTCATCAGGCGGCTTCGGCGTTCGCGTCATGAACGTTGTTGAACGCGGCAACATAGTCTTCCGCACCGTGACGGGTGAACCACGTCGGCCCGGACCGGTGATCGCCGGCGTCCTTCACCCGTTCGCCATCAACTTCGACGATCCACATGCCTCTGGTGTGGTGCCTGCAGTCTGCTTTCGCGACATGCACGGGCGTGGGTATCCCGTTATCTTCGAGCGCGTCCATGCGGCCTGAAAGCCCCGCGATCTCATTGTCGCGCTCTACCACCTGCTGCTGCAGCAGGATGATCTGCCGGGCCATGATCGTCACCCGCTTTTCAAGCTCTTCATACTTGCGCAGCCAATTCATTTGGCGTCAGCCTTGGACATGCCCATTTTTTTCTTCTTCGCCGGCTTTTTCGTCTTCAGGGAAAGCACCTTGCACTCTCCGTCCGACGTGACGTCGGCCTCGTCAATTTCCTTGCCGTCCACCAGAATTTTCAGCGGCCAGTTCGTCGGCATGACGCGCAGCCTGCGGATAATGTCTTGCATTGGTTTCTCCAACAAAAAGCCCCCGAAGGGGCAGGCTTCAGGCTATTTGGCTTTCCTAAACGATGCCGTCTACTTTCGGATACTCGATCTCGGTGGCGTAGTATCCACCGTCGGATGCACCGCACATGACGCCGTATCTAAAACTGTCACTCGAATGACTTGACCGATCATGGCGCGGGTTGCTGCTCCACGTGCCCAGCTTGTCGTTCCATTCCTTCCGGTAACTTCTCAGCGACTGAATGCCGTCGGCGCATTTCTGCTCGTCAAACCAGCACTGCCCCAGCACATTCCGTACAGCTTCTATGCCGTCTGAAACCGCGTGGTTGCTACAGACTTCGAAGTCAATTCCCAGCGTTCTCGCCGTCTCCAGCCGGGACTTGCCGCTGCTCAACTCCCGCACCTTGATATCGTGCGGGGCTGCGTGCATGCCGTAGACATAGCCGTCTTCGCGGGCCTTCGTCTCCAAGACAGCCGCGTAATGCGCCAGCCCTTCGCCGGACGCTTCATAATGATCGATCAGGCGAATTTCCTTGCCGTGGCGTTGGGCAAACCAGATCGCCATGCTGTCCGCCATGCCGAGATCCCACCACGTATCCACCTTCAACGAGGTATCATGTGGAATCTTGCCAATCCGGCCGTCTTCGTCGATCTTCCTGAACTGGGCTTCGTAATAGGCGCCTTCAATTGAGGCTTGAAATGCCTCTTCCCACGTGCTGGGAAATTCCCGCAGCATGTCCTCGCCCTGCTGTTCCGCCTTCTTGACGTACCAAGCCATCTGATCCTTATGGAGAATGATCTTGTGGTCAGTCGCGAGTTTAGCGAAGTATTCCGTCTGTCTCCGGGTGAGCGTCACTTCTTCCGTCAGCCGGTAGCTTCCCCGATCGAACCAGGGGAAGAAATGAAACCTGAAGTCCAGAGCGGTTAAGGGCGTCTGTCGCCTTTTGTTGCTTTGGGCGCGCTTGCACATTTCATAGAAATGCCCTTCGCGGCCTTCTGCCGTGGACTCGACAAAAATATACTGCCCGGCATGCACCGTATTCAGCGCGCCCGTCCGTACCTCCCTGGCCTTCTCGGGATAAAGCGCGCACATCTTGCCGTATTCCGAAATATGCAGGTACTGAAAAGTTCCTGATCGAAGCGACGTACCAACACGAATGGACGAATTGTTGGCGAACGTCAGTACCGCGGCGGCGTCCTGAGTGGCCGGGTTGGCCTCCTTGAGCGCTTCCGGTAGGTGGTCGTAGGGCAGCTTCACCTTGTCGCGAAAAAAGCTGCGCGCGTCTTCCTGGTTATGCGCGATGACGCCAGCGCGGACATTTGGCTTGAACACACAGGCATCCAGCATGATCAACTGGATAAGAGAAGTCATACCCAATTGGCGAGCTTTAAGCACGGTATCCATGCCATGAATGCTGTCGTACAACCGCTCCTGCACGTCATTCATGCGGAAGTCTACAATGTCACCCTTTTCGTCCAGGATCTTGTAAAGGTTATTCAGGCGCCACTTCGGGTTTTCCCATTGATCCATGTTCAGGGCAGGTACGGCCATGCGTCCTCCAACAAAAACGCCGCCCAAAAGGACGACGTGCAAAATTCGCGTGGGGCGGCCGGCTAATAGGCGCTACCTACCTCTGGTTAACCAAGCCGCCCCAAGTAGTTTGAGCCATTTCGGGCGCTACCCGTCAATCAGGCCCCTCGCTACCTTTCCACGCATTGACCGGCGCCCAGTCAGTCGCAAACTCAACACCCAGCGCCCCGCCCAACTCAGCCAGCAATTCATCCCGTCTGGGAGAATCCACCGACACCACATAAGGCTTATATTGACAAACCATATCCCACCAGCGCTTCCAGTAGTCAGCAAGGGCATCCAAAGACTCGCCGCGCCGCCGATACGACAGCTTCACAGCGCCCGGATCACGCGTCGTCGTCACCAAAACTGGATCTGCAATAGCAGCAATGTCCGCGATCGTGTCTTCAGTAACGTGCATGACGCAAAACCCGTCCGCACCCTCAAACAAATCCCGATACGTCCGCTGCGCAAAATGCGCCCGCAACAGATCACGGAAAAACGACGTCCCCGTATGCGGAACCGTCACCAGAATTATCGGACGATCAGTTTTCATTTCATCGCGCGGGCAATATGGTGGCCGACAGGCGGGTCCACGCGCTGCTCATAACGACACCGAGCAAGAAAGTGTTCGTCAATGGTGGCGCCCAAAATAGCGTCGTACAGACAGCCTTCTTCAATGCCGTCCGGGTTCATTTCTCGAACGCGAACCGCAATATCAGGCGGGAAGTCCGTGCGAGACAGATATTCGTCGATCGGCCAAACCGGATGCCCGTTAGGACCCATACCCAAGGACGTGTACGTCACGCCGTCGCGCGTAATTTGTATGTCAGTCAAAATATCCCAAACCAAAAACACAAATGCACAAAGGTAAAACAAACAACCCGCCAATAACCAGGATGTACCAGAGAAGCATCAGCCCGTCCTCCCTTCACTGCCTTTCTGTGCGGGCCTCCCGCCGGCTGCTTATCCGAGGCCGGTCCCCGACCGTGAAACCCTCAGCCCTTCTTCCGCTCACCCATATCAAACCGCTAAACCAGGAATATTGGTTTTCTTCAACCCGCTCGGGTAAAGACGAGCCAGCACAGCAACCAAATTATTGCGCTCGTAATAGGCCTGGCCCTTCTCATCCATTAAACCACCCCCTTGGTCTTCAATCGCTCCCTGCGCCGACGACTGCGCTCAGTAGACGTCATCGGAAACGACCGCCCACACGTCGGACAAAGATCGCCCGGGGCCAACTTGACCGCTTCGTGAATTTCAGCAGCGTATTTGGAAATAACTTCCTTAGCATCCGCCGCAGCCGTTTCCACCACGTCAAATTCCGGCGGCACCACAACCGCCTCCCCAGGATGGGTGGTTTTCACCGGTCCAATTTTCAGACCGCCACTTTCCACGACAGGCACCAGCAGAAGCAATCTCGCCATGCACCCAACGTGCAACAGCTAACCGGATAGCCCTGCAATCATCACATATCCGCCCCGACGTCGTGGCAGCTATTATCCCACCGCACTTCTCACACCGCTTAAACATGCAACGAAATCCGTTTATCCATGCAACAATCCGCGTTGCACAAAGCACAATGCAACGCAAACCGTTTCTACTATGGGACGGGAAACGTTGCAAGCCCCAAAATTGCCGAAAATATTTTTTGCCGAAACGGCTTTCAAAAACCTGAAATATGGCAGAAAGTTTGAAGGTGAGGCCCGGCCAGCGCATATAAGGCCCGCCGGTTTATTTTTTCGGGGCACCCTCCCTCGACCCCCGGCCACCTGAATGGCCATTTCCCGGGCCACAGAGCACCGCACAGCGGTTTCTTGCGGATAAGCTAGGCCACCCCAGCCTAGCAGCATGCCCCTGGCTATGCGTTGCCGCGATCTGGTTTGTAACGATAAGCCGATACCAGTCATTATGACAAATGTAACACCGCTGTTTATCGCAGTATTCCGCCATTCCCTAGCATTGCCTGGATATTATCGGATCGCCATGACATGGGCGCATGCCAGAATGGCAGTATTCCGCCGTTTCTAGCTATGCGTCGTCGTCATGCTCAATTGTAACATGCTCGACTTGCTTGATACTATTTCGCGGACTTCTGCCAATTTCCGCCAGCAGGTCCATGACGCTTTCGCCGAGCTCGTGAGTCTTGGTGATATCAAGCGACGCTGGAGATCTGCCATACGCCCTGTCCAATACAGCATTTGCCGCTATTATCCTGCTTGGCGCCCCTGCTTCAGGGTCATTCATGATAAGCACGAGCGTATCCAAAGCCGCTTTTCCGTGCTTTCCTGCCAGTTTTCTTATGCTTTGTGTTGTTGCGTTTCTCTGGCCTGGCACGCGGCCGCCGTTTTTCTTTTTACCCCCACTGGGTTTTTCGTCTTTTGTTACAATTGGTTGCCTACCGTGGGGCAGCACGCTTGGTACACTGTCGGCAAGTTTGGCTACATGCTCTGGCACTGGCTCTGTTTTCGGCATATCACGGTATTGCGCGGTTTTCTATATCACTTCGGCCAGCAGGTATCCGATGGCCATGCCTATTGCGAGCCAGGGCATTATTGACGCTATGTGGGTCATTATGTTTGCTCCGTTTGCCTGGCGCGGTCTAGTGCGGCGTCTCGGATGTATTTCGATCTCGGCTCGCGGCCGCGGGCCTGGTCAACTGTCTCGAGCTCAGCCTTGCCAAGGTAGATATTGAACGCATCGCTCTAATAGCCTTGCGTCGTCATGCTGTGTTTGATGCACTAGCTCAACCTTGGCCGGGCTGGCATTCTGAATAGTGGCGAGACGCGATTCCGGCCGCTTGCTGTAACCTACCTTGTGCGGCCCATCAGCCGACTTGACGATATACAGACTTTCCATTTAGCTCGAGGCCCATTTCTACAAGTCGGCGGATTGCTTCTGCCCTACTGGGTAAATCCGGCTGTTTTCTGCGCCATTCGTCTATCTCGATCCACCATTCCGGATCGACGCGCATTTGATATAATGTATTTTTTGTCATGTATGCAATTTAAGTGTTGACATTCCCTATGTCAATCCCTATCTTGTAATGACACAACACACTATGTTTAATGCACACACAGGAAAGGGAAACATCATGACCCTAGCTATGACAGACACATTTAAGGATCCGAAAGCGGCTTTCAACAGGGCCATACAAGACGGCCGCCTATCAGGCAATCCGGCGGCCGCAAACTATGCCGGAAAGTACATGTATATGGGGACAACCTCATACGGTAAAGACAAGTTCAAAAACATCAGTTCCCGCCAGTATGACGTCTAGCCCCTTATTCCCGCGTCATTGCGGTGGCGCGGCGATAAGTGACTAGCAAACGGAGAATGGATCAATGTTTACCGCGCAACAATACAACGGCTTCAAACGGCGCAATGCGCGCTACCTTGAATGGGCAAAACAATTCGTTAAGCCGAACGGCTGGACCGTCATACCGAAAACCGCAAAACCGCCCGTCAAGGTAACAAACCACGAGCGCAGCGCCTGCGAAGTCTACGAATGGCACCACAATCCGCCGAAAGAATACTTCTGCTACGTCGAATTAGACAAGCGCCAAGTCACAACTTGGATGAGCGATAGCCTGGGCCGGATCATTGATCATGGCCACGAATGGCAATCCAACTTTGGCGACACTCGCCAGTCTATCACAATCAAGGCAACAAATGGCCTTTATTATCAAGGCGTGTATTACAAAAGCGCTGGGCAGTATGCCCGAATCCGCCGCATTGCGCGGCCAAGCTAACGGCGATTTGCCCGAACAATGGGAAGGATAGAACCATGTCAGACCTGCAAGAATTTACAGCCGCTTGTTTCGACGCCTTGCAATTTACCGATTGCGGACCGGATGACGAGTGCCACGGCGCGGAATTATCCGACGAAACGCGGCTAGACTTGGAAGCTGATTGCCGCTCTTTTTGGCGCCGCTTTGCCCCATATTTTTATGCCTGCGAAGGCAACACTATGCGCCAAGCTGGCCATGATTTTTGGTTGACTCGCAACGAACACGGCGCCGGATTTTGGGATGGCGACTGGCCAGAAACATATTCGGATATGTTCACCAAACTTGCGCAAGCTTACGGCCCATTCGAAACCTACTTAGGCGACGATGGCAAAATTTACGCCTGATTGTCCCCGTTCTAGCCATGGTGCGCCGTGGCTAGTGCCGGGATAGTCCCGAAACCAGAAAAGGGAAATACAATGGGCGCGCAGTATGACGAGCGAATTATTAATCAATGCCCTGCCAGCGAATTGTCCGCGGAATTCGCCAAAATCGTTGATGCTTGCCGATACGAATCTGGCCACGGCGGGTACACTGGCACTTTTGCCGAGAGCCATGGCGTCAAGATAGTTTCTCGCAATTTTGAAACTATCCGTGAAGCATCGGAATACCTTAACGAAACCGCCGAAAAATGGGGGCCGGCCTTAGCAGTGAAAGCCAAGCATAATGACCGCCCTGTATGGGTTATCGGGGCAATTTGCAGTAGTTAGTCTCGTCTGGCCGCGCCGTGCGCGCGGTCATGCCGGATTAACTCATGATTGAAAGGGATAGAATCATGAATCTCTATGAAAAGAAATTAGAGGCCCGCAAAGCTCGCTATGAAAATCGCGCGGATAAGGCACGGCAGGACTCTGACGCGCAGTTCAAGCGTTCTGACAGCCTGACAAGCGGCATCCCATTCGGCCAGCCTATCCTTGTTGGCCATCATTCCGAAGCCCGCCACAGACGAACGCTTGAACGTTCAGATGCCGCCATGCGCAAAGGCATAGAGGCCGGCGAAAAGGCTGGCTACTACGCCGGCAAAGCGGCCAGCGTCGGTTTGGGCGGCATTTCGTCCGATGACCCCGAAGCCGTTGTAAAACTGAAAGAACGGATTGCTACACTGCAGAACAAGCAAGACCGCATGAAAGCCGCGAACAAGGCTTTAAAAAAAGGCGACGATACGGCATTGTTTGGGCTGGGCTTCACCGAACAATCCCTGGCCCTATTTAAAGAGCCAGATTTTGCCGGCCGCGCTGGCTATGCAAGCTACCAGCTAACCAATAACAACGCCAATATTCGCCGGTTGAAACAACGGCTGGCCACCCTAGAAACCGCGCAAAACGCTGAACACAAAGAAACCGAACACGCCGGGTTTTCGGTTGTCGAGAATGTCGAGGAAAACCGCATACAAGTTATTTTCCCCGGCAAGCCTTCCGCCGATGTCCGCGCCGTTCTCAAGTCTCACGGGTTCCGTTGGTCCCGCTACAATTCCGCCTGGCAGCGCCACCTTAACAACGCTGGCCGATATGCCGCCGAATGCGTTGTAAAGCAATTAGAGGGTTTAGCTTAACTCTTTTGCGGCGGGCTACATCACGAACGGCCCGCCGCACCCTTGCCTTGCTGACGGTGCCGCGTTTCTTGGCCGGCAATACGACTCTATCTTTCATTACGCCTCACAGGGCCGCCACGGCGGCTCTTTTCTTTTGCCCTTACCAATTTAGCCTAAATTCCTCAGAATCCCCTGTAGCGGCTTCCCTAGCGCCTACGATACGCTCCTTGGCATTGCGGTCGTTAAGGTAATTTAGGCTCACTTTCCCCGCCAGATACACCGCATAACCGACCGTCCCGGCCGCAAGCAGCCAAAACATGCCGGCAAAATAATATTCCGCCGCTTTTTGGGTGAATTCCATTAGTTAACGTCGTTTGCCGGCACAACAATGCGCTGGCTCAATACCAACTCAATGCCGCCGTCTTCATTGATCCTGTTGTGCAAATTAAATGCCGCCGCGGCTTCGGACATTTCGTCCTGCGTTATCGTAACAGCGCCGTCATTTCTAGCCACCAAAACAGCGATAATTGACAGCATGGCCAAAGGACTATCCGCAAGGCTGCTCATTCGTCCTCCAATACCAACGGGTGCCAGGGCAGCATAGACAGGCCCTCGCTCCGTCTGCGGTATGCACATGTCCAGGGCAGCCACCCCAGCTGAGACACGTTCTCCGGCGTTATATCCACGCATTCATGTGCGAAATCGTGCCGCTTCTCGTAATTCCGGCAACGGTTACTGGTATCAAGTAAATGACAGGCTTCGCCCGTATATCTCAGCTGTCCCGTGAAAGCGTTTTTCGCCTTGTACATACAGCACTTGCCGCAGCCGTCGCACAAGAACTCCCATTCTTCACGGGACATCTCGGCAAGCGTCTTGACTTCCCAAAATCTACTCACCCACTTCAAACCTGTCCGTTGCCGTTAGCCTGGCTGTAGATCCGAATGTAGCAGTTAATACTGCTGTCCATTCGCCCTTGTCCGCGGCGCCAAGATCGCCGTCCGTCATGACGAAACTCACATGCTCATTCGCCGCGTAGGTTTTACTCGTGCCGTCCGGTAAGGTGACCGTCGTTGCCGCCGCCTCCAGTGTCGGCGTCTTGCTTAATGCCGTCCCGCCAGGGTCCGTCAGTACCAGAGCCAGCGCCGTGTTTGTGCTCATGTCGTAATTGACATTGAAATACAGCGTCTGGCCGAATTCGTTCTGATTCGCCATGCGCTATTCCTTAATTCGACAGCTTTTTGTCCAACAGGATCGGATCAAGGTTCATGCGGGCCTCCAGTAAAATGTCGCCGCCCATTACCCTGTCCAGAAGTATGGGGTCGAGGTTCATTCTGGCATCCAGAAGAATGTTGGTGATCGTCGGAACCGTCGGGGCGGCCGTTGTCGTGTCTACGCTGTGGCCCTGCTGGTGGGCAATAAAAAGCATCAAGCCACCTCGATATAGGTCAAAAACCCGTCGATATCGCCAGTACACTCAAGGGATATTGATTGACCCGCTGCTGATTCAAAATGCCCGGCTGGATTAAAGGCGGCAGCGAAACCAACCTGCGCCGTCAGCTTCATAACCCCGGTTAGCGCCGTGCCCGCCGCGTTGCTTTCAAAGCGGCAGTCGCTGGTGCCGGCGCTGATGAGCGTCACGGCCAATACCCGTATTTTCCTCGAAGCCACCAACGCCACAATTTCATTGTCGCCGGAAGCGGCATTGATCACAGCATATTTGTAATCGTCATTGGCCGCCGGACACATCAGCAGAGCGCCATTCTGCGTCACCTGCAAGGGCGCATAGTCGCCGTCCGCGCCCGCCAGGGCCGCAAGATCGTCATTGCGCACCCCAAGGGCCATAACGCCAATATCGCCGCTGGAGTGCGCCGCGTCTTCCGCCTTGGCCAGATCGCCGGCCGCCGTAGTCGCGGCGCCAATGGTGACCTCGCCAATAGTATTGGATCCCGCTGGCAACGCCACGTCAGTGGCCAAACTCACCCGTGGGACCGTAGCGCCATCTACGCCCGTACCACCTGCTATGCCAGCCTGGCCGACTATGAGATTGACCTTGGCTCTGTCCGACTCGTCCCAGTCATCCAAAATCTGAAGTGCCGTCAAGATGGCCGCGGAGTTGGTTTCCGTAACCGTGCCGTCAACACTGACGGTGCTGCCGCCATCCGTTATCGCGATGGCGCCGCTGGCATCCACATTCAAGCCGCGTTCGTTGCCGGCCGCGTCCCGGATGGTCATGTAAATGTTGCGGTTGGCCGACATGCGCGCCGCGCCAGCATCGCCCTCGTCAACACTGTCCGGCGTCGTGTCATCAAACACAAAACCAGCCATGCTGACGCCATCGGATCCGGCCGTGAACGCGGCATCATCAGCGAGGACCGTATTATCGAGCAACTGCAAGGCCGTCAGAGCCGCGCCGTCGATTTGAACGGCGAATGTACCGGAGTTCTTAACGTTGCCGATCTCTGCCACGCCGGCAGCTAGCTTACCAATTTCCGCCGTTCCCGCCCCAAGGACAACCGCTTCACCGTCCATGGTGATCTTCAGGTCGGTGTCATCGTTCTGGATCGGAAGGCCGTCCGTCAACGACACTCGGGTGTAGGTCGTAGTATCGCCGAATGCCGCTTTGACCAGCTGCCAATGTCGCGTGGCATCGTCGTCCGTCGCAATAACGGCGCCGTCCGCCGTGCCAGCCGATAGTGTTACGTCATCAGCCATGGGCTATTCCATTCATGATCCAACCCCTAGTAACATCAGCCTTGATACGCCAGCCGCTGGCGCCGCGGCCACCGCAGCCATGACGATCGGGCTACCCGGCATGTAAATAGGTGGGTGGTCATCAACAGTGGTGACAGCGCCGGTGATCGTGCCGATGTCGCCCGTGACAATATCCGCCGCGTTAGTAACGAATGGCTTGTGGCTGGTAAGGCTTGATCCGATGGCAAGGGGAGATAGTCCAGCGGCGAGAGCCGTTATTTCACCAGCAGTGAGTATCCGATTCCATGTTGCCAGGTCCGCCATCGACCCGTCATATGGTCGCGCGTTGTCGCTGTTGCGGTTGCCGACTTCCATTTCATTAGCGGGCGTTACCCAAGACCCAGAGCCATTACTTGTTGAGCCATATGAAACCTCGGTGCCGTCAGTATAAACATGAATATTCACTCCAGCAGTAACCACACCCGTAAAAGTTACGCATACATGTATCCACGCCCCCGCAGGTATGCTGCCAGACGCCGCAAACCGTTTAGCATGCGACGTGCCGTTGAATTGGGCGCTAAATACATTGCTGGAACTATACCAGAGTAGCGTGGACGTTGTGCTGGAGCCGTTGAATATTCTGGCGAAATAAGTGTTTCCCGGAACGCTCTCAGGGAAGGCCCAGAACGCCACCGTAAAGCCTGTAGAAGCCAACGCCGCAGACCCGCTGTAGACAATTTTGTCGGAACTATCGCCGAGTTCGAAATGGTAGGCCATCAGCTTGTCGTGTATTCCAGGCTGACGGCGCGGACCTCACAGTCGCCCGTCGCATCATCGTTTGTCGCGTCATCGGCATCGCGAAACATCTTTATGCAAACGAGATCGTTCGCGGCCAGGCTATCCGCATTGGTGAGAGTGATCGAATATTCGTCTATCAAGCCAGCCGTGCCGGGAACCGTGGGGGCTGTCCCGACATTAACGGCGTCATAGCTTTCGGTGTCACCATCTTCGCCGTCAGTAATGGCCCATAGCGAAATCTCAAACTCCACGTTATTCGCCACTGCCGATGCCATGGAATAGATAATCTTCAGTACAGGCCCGGACGCATAGTCCTGCGGCATCCTGAAAACCCAGTACACGCCTTCCGGCGTGGTGTCGTCGAACAACAATACCGGCAGGCTGTTTTCAACCGTGAACCCGGCCGGGGCGGAGGCGTCAAAGCCGCTTGGCGGCAGGCTAAGAATTACTGTCCCGGTAGCCATTAGGTGCCGTCCAGTTCATTGCGGATTTGAGTCTTGAACTGCGCAACGGTGCGGGGCGCCCGCGATTCCGGTGTGTATTGATCAATATCCGCGCGCAGAATGTTGATCTCCTTGATGAGCATCTTCACCAATGCCCTATCATAGGATTCTATACCGTCCACGGTGTTTGCGGCGGCATCCCGGTCCGCATCCAACTGCGCCGCGTCTACCGCGTTCTGTGCCGCCTGATCCAGGAGCGAAACAACGTCGCCCGTGATCGTCCAGTATTTCGAGGGCTGCCCGGCCACCGCCGTCAGATCCGGGTTGATGATCCAGTCCACAACCGAGAAGTCAGGCGTGTTGACGCTGCGCCGGTACTCTTTCGTCACACGGTGCAATACGTCGGCCATGGCCACCTCAAACGAAAACGGCCGCCGAAAGGCAGCCGAGGGTTTTGTCTACGTTGAAAGTCAGGTTGTGCGCAGGAAAAACCCGGATCAGCCAGTCTTGGCCGCCGCCGGGGCGTTTAAACTAGGGCTTCCGCAAGGATCGGAACCATATCCATATTACCGTTTTCCCGGTTAACCGACAAGCCCCCAATTTTATAGTCCGTAATGTACCGCCAAAGTATCGCATGCAGCTATCAGCAAACCAGTGGCGCGCTGGCGGTTTTCTCTACCAGTCTCGGCCACCTCGGTAAGCGTCTCACCCAAGCCCAACACGGCCCAAACCACATTGGATGTCCGCGAATTTATGCCGCCCAACACCTTTAGCGCCCGGTACACCTTGTCCCTTGCCGACGCTACCTTCTCAGGCTCACCACCGGAATGGCTGTCCTCGCCTAGCACCCTGTCCAGATCCGGGCATTGGTAGCCGGCAAGACATGCCCGGCCGAAGTCCTGTTGGAACCGCCTGGCCGCGTCAACCTGCTTACCGCGGATCGTGTCCCGGCTTTCCAGCACGTCGATCACGTCCTGAACGCGAAACGGGTAGCTCACGTTGCCTTCGTCGTCGGCAATGGTTTCCGCCACGCGCTTTGACACAGGGCCGTCCTTGCTGGACTTGCCGTCTACAAGGGCGCGGTGCTGGTTGCGCCACCGGCTGGGCCTTAACTCGTCTTCCGCCAAGCTCATGTCTCCTGCCTTGCCTTCAGGGCCACCGCAGAAACTATAGGTTTCGACCCAGCAACTATGACTTCCCTTAAGGCATCCCGCAGCCGCTCTACCTCGTCGGCGGCTTCCGCGCAGTCCTTGGCCGCATCTTTCACCACATCTGAATGCCAAAGCGCTGTAAGGTTTTTTGGTGCCCATCACGCAGCATTTCGTCATCATCGCGAAGCCGCTCTACTATGTCTGTGGTGGTGTTCATGTGCTTTCCTCCCGGGCCGCCGCCTTCAGCATGGCTTGCCATTCAACTTTCGTTCTTTCATCGCTCCATCCGTCAGAAGGCGGAATATTCCAAGCAGCTTCCAACATCGCCTCTGACGGCTCCATCAGGGCCGCCGTGACTGCTCCAACAGCACGACGCATGGCCACCCGCATATCAGCGCCGTTTGGGTCAAGCCATTCCTCGGTTGAAATTTCGCCGCCAGAAAATTGTTCGGCCAAAGCCCTCGCCGCCTTCTCAATCATGCTCATGTCCCTGTCCTTTCCTCATCTCCGTCGAGAGCCGCCTTCAGCATGGCTGGCCAAGCTTCCTTAGTCGATTCACGGACGCACTGCGCCGGCGGCAGGTGCCCGTGTTTTTTGAATCCCTCGTCCACGGCATTGTTGAATGCCTTTATCATCGCCTCGTCTGGCTCCATCAGGGCTTCTATGACGCGACCTGCCTTCTCAAATGCGCAGCGCTGATAATCCTTATGCTGATCAGGGTAATTATCCAGAATATGCCTGCCGTCAACTTCGCCAAACCAATCCGGCTCTATCGCTCGCGCCACCTTCTCCAGCATGCTCATGTCCCTGTCCTATCGTTGCCTCCAGCCGCGTGGTGCGCGTCCAATATCCCTTGCCCTACCCTGCGAAGCATTGCCCCCAACGGGCCGTCCTTGTGTTTCACGTCCGCCATGAGCCGCATGTGTTCGGCGTATTGCTCCGGTGACAATATGCGGCTAGGCGGGCCGGTGGGTTCTTCGGCGGGCGGCTTCTTCGCCACGTAGCTCTTTGTCCGCTGCGCTTCAGCGCATGCCTTCAGGCATACCGCCAGCACTGGCCAGCCCTGCTTATCATGCGTCCGGCGAAGGGTATTCCACGCGTCGTCAAGGACTACAGGGCCGTAATGGCCGAGAGCGTCAACGTATTCCGTCAGGGACAAGACGATCTTTTCTTCGTTCGAGCGAATGTGGTACGGCGGTGAGTACAGCGCCGCCATTTTGGCCACGAAGAATTGCTTGGCGTCGTCTTTTTGGGCTGGAGTAAGCATGCTCATATCCCGTCCAGAATGGCCCCAATGTCAGGCTGCCCATTGCGAATGATGCCCGCCACATATTCAGGCGGGTTTTCCTTTTCCGCCGCCAGCCGCACCGCCTGTAATGCCTGATCATGATCGCCGTTGAATGAGCGCAGCAGCTTCGTGATCTGCCCGCCGGCCTTCTTGCCAAGCAATGCTTTGCCTTCTCGATACAAAGTCACGTCTGGGGTTTCAGTCATGCCACCCACCCTTATCACCGCTTTCTACCGCAGCCTCATATAACAAGGTCTCAACTCGGTGGGTTTTTTGCTTTTTGGGTTTAGCCTCAAACGCCCCATGGCTGCGACGAAACATCCACATAACAAAAGCTGAAGGACGAGCGCAGTGCCACTCAAACACAAGCTTGCCACCTTTGTACACTCGCCCACTTTTCAACCAGCTATACCACCTGTTTGATATCCAAATATCTTCAAAATGAAGCCCCAAGGCGTCGAAGCAAACGGTGCGCTTACCCAGTTTTACATTGGTGAGTTCAGCATTGGCCAAGGCCCAAAACAACAGGTCAAGCTCATCATCAGCAGCATTATTAAAAAGGAACGCAGGAAGCGCCATTTTCGCCAGCATGTTCAATGCACATTTTTTAACCCTCCACATAATACTGCCCTCCGTTTCTCCACAGCTGCGCCCTTTCCTACCCGCCGGACTGGCCCTTGAAACCATTTCGACGGCCACTGGCTAATGTGGCGCTTGCGCGGAGTACTCGTTTCCCTTTGACCATAATGGCCTCGGCGCACTGTCCCTACGCCGCCTACCTCAGGCTTTCTTAGGCGCCTTCACACTGCATACCGGGCCTGGTAGCCAACCAGGAGACAATATGCAGCGCCGCTCGACCTTTCCGGGGAGTGCCCGGTCCCGTGTGGGTTGCTGGGTGCAAGTGGCACAGCAGAGCCAGCATTTGTTTCCAGGCTTTGGGTACGGGAGCCTGACAAACCGTTTTGACGGCACATTGAACCCTTGATAAAATGGCGACAGTGTTGTATTACTGCCGCATCGTCGGGTTGCAGCATTTGCTTACCGCCATGCTGCGAAAAATGGCGCATATGGGAATGGGCACGGGCTATCAAAGCCGGGTGCCCATTTTCGTTTTTAGATAAGGACCTGATTGAGCGGTCCTTTCTGACGGAGGAATTTCCCTAAAATAAATGTTTAGTGCGCGCTTAGCAGAGCCGCCAATAATTTGACTGGCTGCTGTTTCTGATAGCTCCGAGCCATGGGCGGCAATAGCTGCCTTGACAGCACTGCAAACCGCTTTATGAAAACGACCGCGGTCACCCGTGCTGATATCAGTGAATTTTTTCATGATATTGAATCCGCGCCGGGCCATGTTGACCTCGGCAAAAAGGAGCGGGCGCATTGGCGATCCGCGACCCGGCGCGAAACTGAATTTGATTTTGCCATATTCAACATATCACCTTCTACCCTATTCCGGCCCGGCGTTCAAGCCGATCATTGGTTGGCCTCTTTTTTGCGAATGGCGGCTGTGTATGCCTGATACTCGGCAAGCCATGTCTCTTTCGCCTGTTCATAGGCAATGTCTAACTGGGCGCGATCCGGCGGGCTTAAGCCGTCGGTGTTGGTCGCGCCCAAAAACTGATAGCGCTGCCGGGCTGCGGCGCACCTCTCGTACAAAGCAGTCAGATCGCTCATTTCCCGCCCTCTTGCTGTGCTGGTGGCATGGCCTCCACGGAACGGCGCAGTTCGTCCTCGGGGACATCCGGGTCATGAGGAACATTTATCCAGGCCCCCCACGATCCGCCCCCACGGGAAATAGAAAATCGCTTCCTGTATTGCAAAACCACCTTCCCCTTTAGCCCCCAATATTCCCGCACGGTACGTAGTTCAATATCAACAATAGTCATGGCTTATCCTCTGGTGGTGTGGGGGCGTCTTGCCAATGGGTTAGGTCGTCGTCTTCAAAGGTAATAAGCTTGCCGTCCGAGACAGCCACTGCCCAACAAGCGCCTATCCAACTGACACAATGCGCGGCGGTGTTGGCTGGCCAGCCTGTGTTTGACACCAAGAGCCGCCTTTTGGGATCTCGCGGTATCGTCTCTATTGGTTGCCAGAGATCGGCGCGGGTGTTCCATTCTTGAATGGCGTCTTCATACCAAGCCATTTCTTCTGGCTTTGCATAGCCGGTCCGCACATCTGGCCCGCGTGCGCCACACCCGCACAGAACAGCGCCCCATTTTGCTTGTGTGCTGTCCTGCCAAGGCCAAATATCACCGGTTTTGGCGGTAGCACCACAAAACGGGCAAGGCTCGATCTCTGTCATGCCGGCGCCGCGTTGTACGCGGTCCCTATGCGGTTTCCCAGTATTCCCTTTTGGCCTGCTTGCTGTTGGCCCGAGCCGCGCGGACAGTTTCTGGCGAGCGGTAGCACTTTGCGTGGTGCTCGCCGCAGTAGGGCGATCCAGGCTGTTGTTTGCGCTGGCAGTATGCCCAGGCTTCTGCGGGGTCGCCGTTGATCCACCTGCAGCCGCGAGACTCGCGCGGGTTTCTTGGCGGGCCATAAATAACCGCGTTGTTGCTAACAACAAAGGCGTCCTTTCGCCGTGGCTTGTTTCTCCCGCCGCCCGGCGTGCCGCGCTTCTTTGCGTCCTTCGGACAGTGACGGTCGATAATGCCGGCCACCTTGCTGCGGGTGAAACCAAACTGATCGCCAATAACCGAGTACGGCAGTTTGGTGCTCAAGTAGAGATCGATCACTTGTTGTTGCTCGGGTGTCATATGTCCTCCCTCACTAGCCGGTAGCCGTGGCCCCGGACGTTTTCTATGTCGTAGCCGCGCGGCCATAGGTCCGGGCGCAACTTTGATATGAGCACCATCAGGTTCGCGTAGTTGATCCCGAGCTGCTCGCACAGACCATCAGCCGGCTTTGGTGCGTCGCCCGCTAAGGCTCGCATAAGCCGGCGCCTGCGCTTTGACAGGTACAGGGTGTCAGGCGGGCCTATCAGGGCGTTTATGGCGGCAGTGCTAGTCATGAGCACCTTCTGCCACAGTTCAGCCCGCGCTCGGTGAACGCTTCCTTTACCGCCCAAAAAAATTCTGTGCGCTCTGTTATTTCTGCCTTGCTGACGGGCCTTGTGCTCATGACGCCGGCTCCAGCATACTGCCCTGTGCCGCGTTGATCTTGTCGGCATGGTGCCCGCGCAAGCCCACCCGGTAGTCGTTCCATGGCACGGACTTGAAAATGGCCTTGTGGTTCACCCAACGCGCAAACGCCTTTTGGTAAGCGTCCTTGCGATCAAACGGCATGACGTAAGGATCACAGCCCAAGTCGCGCAGCTTGTTGACACGGTACAGATCTTGCTCTGGCGTGGTGTTGAAGCCGATCAGCACGAAGAAGGCCATTCGGTATGGCTTAATGCCCGCCACCTTGCAGCGCTCTATGCCTTCGTCTATTAGCCGTTCGGTGCCCTTGCTAAATTGATCCCAGGCGAAATGCACTTGGCGCTTGGTGCCGCCAAGGTTTGTAAACCGCACCGATGCCAGGGCCTTCGCCTGCTCGTCCGTGATAATGCGAATGTTGACGCCCTGGCTGAAGTTAACGCGCAGATCGTGCTTATGAATTTCAGCGAAGCGCTCGCGCCATTCCGGGTTGCCGAACGGATCGTTGTCTAGCAGGACAATGAAGTCCGAGTTTCGCTGCTGCCATATGTCTTCAATGGTGGCGACGGACGAAGGCCGGCCCTCCTTCTGCGGGACAACGCAGAATTTGCAGCGGAAACGACAGCCGCGCATGGTGAAGCCAATGTTGTGCGGGTAGTCGTAGAATGAATAATCTGGCTGCAGGGCCTCAATTTCAGCCGGTAACGCCGAGTCTAGCCCCCAGCCTGTCCCGCCGATCTGCATGCGCCCGGGATCAAGCAGGGCGGCGTCCGAGAAATTGAAAACCTTGCTGGCATATATTTTGTCATAGGCGCTTTCGAACAGCGGGCCGTATGACACCACATCGTCACCGCGCTCTTTGTAAAAGCGCGACAATTTCATAAGCGCAAGGTTTGGGATCTTGCTGTCCACGTCGTACAGGGCCACCCTCATGACGCCCTCACGATTTCGACCTC